CGCCCCCACTATCTCATTTAGTTGAATGGTGGGCTTATTGCCCGCCAACAACCGCAGGGATTAATTCAACGTTATCAACGCTATCCCAATTTACTTCTGAAATCTCTTCCCTTGAAGTAAGTTCCGAATCAATAACAACCCAATGTGTAGGGTGGTCGTTGATTTGCTCTATTACATCGGTGTGAGATATACCCACTAATTCCGTGTGTCCTGTTTCATTTATTATTGTCAAAATCATTCTTAGTCCTCCGTTTTCTTTCCTCATGTACTTTGCTAATTAACCTTGCGCCCTAGCCTCGATGAGCCTTCCGGTCAATATGTTAATTGTTTCTTCATACTTCTGAACAAGTCCTTGCAGTTGTCCATTCGCATTTACTAGGTTTTGATAACCCATGCTTACTTGCTGCAATTGCTCTCTTATACTATCTAAATCGCTCTCTAATGTAGCGACTTCTGCTTCTAACTCTTTCTTTGTTTTACCTTTTTCTGTCATGGTTTATCCCCACTTTTCTTTCTTCAACTTGCTAATTTCTGTGCTTGCATCAGCCTTAGTTATATGGTCTATATCTCCTTCAAACCCTAATCGAATTAAATAATTCTTTTGCCTCTCGGTTGCCGGAACGTCTTCTTTCTTATCTGAAGACAATACTTCCCATAGTTTCTTAGTCTGCTTCTCACTCAGAACATCGCCTTTTATCATTCTATTCTTCATATCTAATAAGAACCTTTCTTCCCACGAATCTTTACCTTGTTCTGGAACGAATGGCTTTACTCCATAATACTCACACGCATCTAAAAATGCAGGTTGGTGATTGATATCTTGAACCGTAGCCACAATTTTATTCTTGCGTTCTATGGCTAGTCTTCTCCTTTCCTCCACTTTTTTATCGTGATTTTCTAGTTGCTCTAGCCGACTCTCCAAAAAATTGTCCTCTTTTTTAATCTGCTCGTTTGCTTTTTCCAACGTAAAATAGAACATCAGTAAATCATTATACAAACTTTGACTCGGATATCCTTTCCTCCTAATCTGTGCTTTCGGATTATCTGGATGATTCCAACGCCATACCAAAGAGGCCATTTTGTAGAATGGTTCCCCATATTTACCTTCACCTCTCTTCCTGATATACGTTTTGTCACGATACATTCTATACGTTGAGTCGTAGTATCTACCACTTTTGCGTACATTAACTCTCAAGTCCATGTCCTTAACTTCATTGAACATTCTTGTGAATTCATCACCATGCATGTTCCACCATGCATCTTTCTTCAATGCTTCAACTCTTACTTCAATCCATTCCTCAATCATTTCATCCGTAATTTGGTCATCAGATAGACCAGTTTCTTCACGGATAGCACGAAGAATAAGATACGAGTTTATGTGGTCTGAACCAACTGACTCTCTAACATCAGTTTCGGTGTTATGAATCTCAAAGTGATATACAATATTGTGACCGCACAAACACTTGTATGGATGTTTAGTTACCCATGTGGGCATTGTACCTAGTCCATCCCACCATACATTACCAGTTGCTATCCACTCATGTTTAGCATCATCATAATTGTCTGCTTTAGATAGAGAAACCATATTGGTCTTTAGAACTCTATCCCATCGGCCATTGCCTAATGCTCTTTTTGCCTCTTTCCAATCTTCTGTCATTCTTCTTCCTCATTATTATTAAAATTATTATTCATATATTTCTGAATGTCTGGTAAGCCTACCGCTACTACCTTGTAATGTTTATATCCATTAATCAGTCCTGTCATCTTTAACAATGTAGGTGCTGATTTTACTCCTAGCATCTCAAAGAACTTTGGGTCTTCGTGATGCCATTTAGTTTCCCAATTCAAATTATTGGCTACTAATATGTCATGTAACTGTCTGCATGGCAAACATCTTTTCTTACTTAGTACGATGTGAGTCATTCTGACTTCACCTCTTTAGTGTCTTCCACAATACTATGATACGCTAGATGAAACAAAGCATCGTTAAGATACTCCTCATCGTTAACATTATATTGCATCAATAGACGTAATATCTGTTCCATTCCTTCATCAATCCCTTTATTGATTGCTGCCTCTATTAAGTTATAATTCTCTTCTTTCATTTCATTCACTCCATTTCTACCCATCTAATAAACTTGTCCGATTCATCTTTACATATGGTGAAAATAGTTCCACTTCTCATATGCACTTCTACTTCGCCGTGTCTAGTTTTGGTGTATGCCGTTACGCTATCTTTATCTCTAAATACTGTTATTCCGCTTGTTGTTTTATAATTCATTCATTTAACCATCCTGCTAATATATTGTAATTGAACTCTTTTGCTTTCATTCTTTTACCTGCGGCAATATGGAACATACCACATTGCGTACACAGATAAGTTTGCAGATTTTTGCCCGGTTGATTTCTCATGGCCGCTTCTGCTTGCGCTTGAGTGTAAGCAATCTTTGGTTTCCCACTACTACTTACACACCTATCATTCCAATGTCTGTTCAAGATAATCACTCCATCTTCTCATACATTCTTTGTTCAGAAAGATGAGCAGTTAATAACTCATCTATCTTATCGTAGACTGCTTCTGCACATCCACCAATAGTCTTTCGATACAGACTTAGCCATATCTGATATTTCCTATTGATTACTACCTTCGGTAAATCATTGTCACCCATAGTTATAATGATTGGAGGCATATCCTCATCATCTACTAACTTGAATTCAACCTCTCTCTTTACCGCTTCCTGTTGTGATGTCCTCATTCAAACACTTCCTGTTTCATCTTTCAAAGAATCCTTCAATCTCTTCTCTTGGTCGAGATGGTCTATTCCCTGTTGTATTTCTACATCTAAGTTTCTCATTCTGAGTTTAGCAGCGTCAACCACTTGCTTCTCAGACAATACTGCCCAACTTGGTAGTTTGGCCCATTCAATCTTTAGAACAAGTTCCCTAGAGATACTTGTAATCTTTCCATCTTTATCTCGGATATTGAGAAAACTACCTGCTAGTGGTGTATTAACATAATACATTTCACCTTCAATAGTCTGCACGTTCTCCAAGTATTCATCTGATTCCCTATACTTATCTAGGGAATACCATATCTTCAAATCCATTCTGTTTTCTTTCTTCCAACTTTTCATCTGTTTCACTTCCTTATTCCTTGGAACCAATTTTCTATTACACAATCACAGGGTTCCATATCATAGTCTGCGACTGCTACTTGCTTCATTATTACTCCTTTTACACATTTGGTGCATTTCATATTTATTTCCCTCTCATTTTCATAATGTGGTCTTCCGGCCACCAATCGGGTCTTTGCGTCTTCCATTCTGCAAAGTACCATTTTTCACCAAGATAGTATTTCTGATATGCTTCACAAGCATTGTCACTCTTATACATATCTGGCATTGCTTGGGCAAATGGCGTTAGCCCTTCATCTGGTAAATAGTCAATCAACTCTTGAATAGTATCATGATACATCTTCATTGTTCTTTCAACTTGATGTGTTTTACCATATCGAATAGTATATTCTTTACACAACGCATAGGTATGTTCTACTAACCATTCCATATTACTACTGCTTTCTCTAGCCCAGATAGTACATGGGTGATAAGCAAAAGACATACGGTATGGTGCATTAAAGCCTCGTAAATGTAAACAAGTAGATATCATCTGTAATGATTCTACTGGCATTTTTACAACGTGTTTATCTACCATTTGTTGTGCGCTCTTTATTGGGTCTTCATTTAATACAAATATATTCATTTTAATTATCTCCTTAAATTTAGGATTATACAATATTTGGCGAGCCATGCAGGATTTGAACCTGCGACTTCCGGGTTAAAAGCCCGGCGTTCTACCTGTCTAAACTAATGGCCCTTATTGTAAAATTGAGTTAGAGAAGAATAGGTGCGAGGTCACTCCGAAGAATGAAGCACCTTGTCATATGAACAATCACCCGGAGGAATAATTCAATAGTGGATTAGTAACCACTATCCTCCAAATAAATATGCCGTAAGCATAGATAATCTACATGTGTAAATGTCTCTATGGGCTAATACAACAAAAACGACCCAACCCCAGAAGAGTCGGTATGAAAAAACACGATATACCCATGTCATTGACAATTTATTCTTTTTATTTGACAAACTCATCTCAATTAGAGAGTGGTTGCGAGAGTGGGATTTGAACCCACGAAGCACTACGCACCGAATCTTAAGTCCGGCCCCTTTGACCATACTTGGGAATCTCGCATTGTAATAGTAAGGTGAAAACTTTGCACCGCAACTGGTTTTTGTCTTCATTAAGTTCTTATTGCTTCGTCAAGACTTACGCAAATGAACGCCTTACCCGCTATGTCATGCAACGTAGCCATACGCTTTTGACATTTCGAGTGTAATATTGCAGGGGACAGGAAAAACGCATTATAACTGGTGGAGGTTATATTATGAAAGAAGCACCTTATGTTGCAGCGATGCATTGCGTTTTTTAGCCCAGTAAACCTGTCCCCTTTCGAGTGTAAATTGTAGGAAAACATTACTATTGCCTAAAGGATAAGGAAGGAGGTGTAATGTTTTTACTCGGCAAACCTACATTATGCAAAATCAGTTATCTTTCATACTGATTAAAAGTAGTATAAGATAACCTATTAAGTCTTTAACAACGTCTTCATCAGACTCTATATCGGCATTACCTTGAACTAATCTATTTAGTTTATCATCAATTCTTACCTTCAACTGCTCATGTTTATCAGCCTTTGAAAAGATACGAATAGGTTCTAAGGCAGAATCGCCATATTGTTCATTCTTCTTCAATAGGAATAGACGAATATCTTCAATCGTCTTAATTATTTTAATATTAGTAGAATCTTGTTCTGTCATATTACTTTCTCCTAGAGTATTATCATCTTTAACTTCAACGTTAGTCTTGTTTCTCCTTCCTTGAAGGATTCCCTTCCTTCTTAAGTATTGCGTTTTATTTCTTACGCTTACCATATCTTTGTTCTTTATTGCGTTAGCAATTTGCTTTATGGTTAAACCTTCATTCCATAAAGATATTAATCTGCTTTCTTCTTTCTTTGTCCATTTTTTATTCATTTTAACACCTTCAATGTTAACCTGCTCTCCCGGCCCAGTTGTTTCCACAATGTTTCTCTCCATTGGTGGAAATGAAAGTTTATCAGTTCTCCTGCTGAAACTGCTAGAGATATTGTCATTTCTATTTGTGATTCTCATTTCTCTCATTTCCACCCCCCTATCTCAAATAATAATAGAGAAGGGAGGGGAGGGTGTGGTGGCAATAATAGTAGTAGAATAATGATAATAATAGAAATATATAATATATCATTACTTCTTATACCTAAACCTACTAACTCTTACCCACCTCTCATTCTCACTCAGATTGGAAACGAGAAGTGTGTAAGAGTTTAGCAGTTCTGCCTGTTCGTAATTCTCACTATCATATCATATAGGATATATCATAAGCATATCCGTATGATATATGTCATATAACAATGATTAGAGCATCTTATTGGTACTATAATCTCAGAGTACCTAATTAACTACATAACAAATTAGGCCATTGATTGTTATACTGACTTATACACCGTTTGTCGGAAAGCGTGTTTGAACGGTGTTAAATTATAATTGCCGACTTCTAATTAGAGGCAAGCCTCCGAGTTTATAACCCCCCGCACCCCACCTCCCGGCGGAGTCCTTAAAATAAGTTAAAACCGAACCATATGGTATTATACACTTTGAACGTATAATTACCAGAAGAATTGGGGAGAGGGAATAAAGCCCAAAATAGGACTAAACTCCCTCTCCCGCAGGAATGCCACCAAACTAGCGATTAAGTGGTGAAGAGGATTATTCCTCTTCCTCCACAAATTCGTAGGCGGAACAAGCAGATAGACCGCTTAATGTTCCGTCCCACTCACCCGACTTAAATAGAGCCGTTGCGTTTTGCCTAGCCTTCTTTGCTAGTGTGTTTGCGTATTCGTCAGCATCAACATATACTGGCGAGCCTTTGGCTTTACCATGCTTTCGTAGCAATGGCTGAGAGTAGGTTAGTGTTCCGCTAAAGAAAGCGTGTGCAGCAGACCTAATCTCTTCACAAGCAGTATCAACAACTGCTCTTGCAGCAGCAGGGAGTGAACCCTGATTTCCCCTCTTCCAAGGGTAGCCGGGGTATGGCTTTAGCATTCCCCTAATTGATGTTGTAAGTGATTCACGCGTTGAAGCGTTGTTATCACCAGTATCTAGCAACATTCTTGCTAGAGATACAACATCGGATGGAATAGCGTTAATTTCGCTATCCGCATCTAACATATCATTTACCTTAAATTTGACTGAATCCCAATCTATTTGTTCCATTCTTATTTCACCTTTTCTTAATTTGTTGCCGTTTGGGGCAATAGAAGCATATCATCCGACCTTATAAGGGGTTCCTGAGCAAAGTATGAAACCATATGGTAATAGGTATTTTTCTGGTGCAGAATAGTTACTTAGGAAAAAAACGGGTGATTTTTCTTCCCTGCGTGGCTATGGGAGAGAGAAACTTCAGTGTGCGCCAGCATATTAACAATGTCTATTTTTGAATCAAATCTATTTAACGGCCTTACCATATGGTTATGCACTTTGTTCAGCAATAACCTCATAAGGGCGAATCATCCCCTAATATTGGTGAAACAAATATGGATAATACCAATACAACAACAATACAACAGATAAATGAGCCTAAATATGTGCTTGAACTTAAGCACATGAAGTCTGGTTCATCGCTTATACTTGCAATAAACAAATTGCGTGTTTCTGGCGATGATTTAGAAGAAGTAATCAATGAATTACATACGGCACTAAACGAATACATAACAATGGAGAGATAAATATGACACTATACAAGAGAACAATGACAATAATGTTTGAAAGCGAGGAATGGATGGATTCGCCTGTTTTAATGCGAAAGTTTGCATCTTATCTACATGATGATGGTATATCATTAGTAGAGTCTTATTTCTATGGTACACCCGATGATGAGAAATACGGTCTAAGAGAAATAACAAAGACAAATAATTCATATGATATTCTAATCAATGATAAATTAGCCTTTACTACTAACTATGAATTCAAGGCTAGAGATATCGTCAGCGATTTAGTTAAGAATGAATGGATTGCTGAATACTTCAAGAGAACAGAAGAAACAAAATCAACAGAATGGATGGCAGTACCCGGCTCTTACGCATATATGGACGATGAGAACTTTGATGGTGAAATGACAACATCAACAATTTACCCATCAATGGTTTATTTGGAGGATGGTGTTGAACTAACAACCAAGATTCAAAGAGTCAATGATGATGCTTTCTCACTTACCTTTGAGATAAGGAAGGACATAGAATCTATTACAGACAGGAAGAACATAGAGAAGTCAATTGTTACTATCCCTGCTGATGATATGAGAAACATCAGGCAAAGAATGGTTTCAGCACTTGAGAGAATATCCAATGCTGAGATTACACATACTGTTGATTGCTCAACAGAAATACTATCTAGTGCAAACTATGAATGTTCTAAGGACACAATTGATTTGGTGATGCAATGAATGAATATAGAGTAGAAGAATGGTCGGTTGATACAAGGAAATGGAAAATCAAGTCGCCAAGACAATTGACAAACGAAGAGGTGTTTGAGATATACAATGAACACTTCAGTTTCAGCGAGAAAGAAATTGAATATGCCCTATCTGGTAAGTTTGAAGGTATCAAGGTGTATTACGTTGGAACCACATACGGGGATTCGGGCGAATACGAAATTTATGGGGATTTTAAGGAGGAGGAAGAATGAAACCATGCAACGAATGTGGTAAGCCAATATCACAGAACAAGAAGATTGGCCTTTGTTATGCTTGTGCAGTAAAAGCGGGGGTGGCAGTATGAGTTTATTTCAAAGAAGACACTTCATCAAGATTGCTGAGATAGCAATAGCCTTAGAATTAGATAACAATCAAATTAATAGGTTGGTGATAGAGTTACACAATACGAATCCTAATTTCAATGCGTCGAGATTTAGAAACTATATGGAGGAGAGATTATGAAAGATGAAATCTGCGAGCATTGTAATAGGAGGCATGATGATTGCTACTATTATGACCCAATTGCGGGCATATGTAGAATAGTGCCAATGAAATGATATAAGTCCCCAGAAATGGGGCATTCTACGGAACAAAGTGTAGCCTACCATATGGTCGTAGACCCTGTGGTGATTTGATGCAACTGTCACGGTACAACAATGCCGTTTCACTCTTACTTAGCGTTTCACTATTGTTCCACCAGTTCCAGTGCATAAAAACGTAACTTCGTTACTTAACCATATGGTCGTAAGACCGGGTAAAACCCTTACAGTGATTGCTTTGTTCGCTGCTGGTAAGTTTCGCCACATACACTTCGTTACCACTTAGCGTGTATTTATATTGCGAAACTCAGGCTTCGTACCAGAACCTTCACAAAGAAATCTTTTACCATATGGTAGTGGAATGCGTAGCATTCTAACTTGATTGGTTCTCATGAACATAGAAGCAACAAGTTACAACACCCGAAGTTTCTATTATATGGAATAGTCGTCTAACGTTACCTTAACACTAAGCGTGTTCACGCCTCCGTAACACCATATGGAGGTGTGCAGCAATATACACGCTAAGTGTAAGTGAAACGTGGTTGTGGCACACTTCCTGACGGGCAGAAATCATAATTACATTATTGACACTACCATATGGTAATAACAACGATTATACCAATTATTTTTTAGGGTTTGATTTTCTGTCACTTTCCTCCGACACTTCGTTTACACTTAGCGTATTACTCCCCCAAGTCACAGAAAACCACTATGTTTCAATTCCATATGGTTGTTGCTTTGACAAAATAACCCTATATTAACACGATAGGTTCTCTATTATTGTCCCCGACGGGGGACACCGGATTGACTGAACAACCCCACTCATTAGGGGGTAAGGTACACTAATCGGAGTTTAGCGACTCAGCGAGCCGACCAAAGAAAACGGTAGGTAGTACAATTCATTTAGCGATGAGTTTAGTGGTAAGGTCGGGTAAAGGCTATGCATGAACAATGGCATAAACTAGTGACCCATGACACTTTGAAGGTAATCGAAAGAGAACCCTTTATCCATTTCATTTCCCGTTGTAGGTTATCGGAGGCGTGATATTACGATATTGCCCAAAAAACCTTCATTACACTCTCCTAGAGTAAGACCCCATCTGCCCGCATTAAAACACATATAACAATCAGTATAAGTCGCACCGTAGGTTGCGCCACTAGAATCGGGAGTAGAAAATGGGGCATCTAGTGAGTCTGGTAACAGACTATCAAAGTACATTACCATATGGTCAGTACGCTAAGTGCGAATGTAATGTGCCGGATGTGCAAATATCATCGTTGTTGCTCAAAAAGCAACAATTCCCTTTGGCGAGATATTTCCATATGGTTGCGCAGCGTCAATATGACGCTTAGTATAAACGAAGTGGTTACGATGCGCAAGCCGACGCATACGGGATAAGCAGTAAGTAACCGTTCACTCGGCCTTCTTTGTTTAAACGAAAGAATGCCTCCTTCTCTACATTAATAGCAATCCATATGGTTGTAAACCAGAACTTGTGGAGCAGAAAATGAACAGGAGAATACCGCTTCACTTATACTTAGCGTATTATATTATCCAATCATTTTCCGCCTCTACGAGTTACATCCATATGGTTGCCAGAGAGTAAAAGCACTCTTAGTGCGTTCTGAAAGAATTACGGTTGGCATACCCGTTAGCGTTGGGGTAAGCCATAAACGTCTACTTTCGCCCATGATATTTACCCCGGCTCAATCCGTCTATTATTGGCAACCATATGGTAATACTTTGATTAAATGACCCCGAAGGGTGGTGAGGGGCATTAAGCCTCACTCTTCTTCTTCTACCCCCATAGAAGCGTTATTATCTACAACGACGATTGAACCACCATCATCGAAAGATACCCAGAACCTCTTATCGTTGTTCTGGGATTTACCTGCGTTATATCCTGAATTGATGAATAACTTAGCCTTAGTCACCATGTCCTTTACGAATGCACTTCGGCCATCATCCATAGTGGAATATAGGTTTCCACCGGATTTACCGTGTGTTCTTAGTATTGCATACGCTGAATCATACAATACACCGTAGGCATCTCCAAGAGTAGCCAAGTAAGTGTCTGCGTGAGATTTATCGGTTACGTCCATCAAAGATTGACGACCCCTACCAATAGGGGAATTAGGAAGACCTGCGAAGACACCTGCTATTGATGCCCAATATCTCTTCCTCATCTCAACCTGCGAATCACCGATAGAGAATAGTCCATCAGTAATTGCCTTGTTAGCCGAGAAGTCTGGGTTAGCCTCAAACCACTCGTCAATATCTGCTTTCTTTGCGTTCCATGCGTTATCATCCATACTGTAATCTGCCATATTTCTTTCACCTCGTTTAGTGTGAGTAATGCCCCTCACACAATAATAGCACATATAGACACATTATAGGGTGTTCATTCGACAAAGCATCACACCATATGGTAGTCTGCGAAAGGACACGCTTAGTGTCCAAATGAAATGTATGCAGAATAGCCGTTAACCGACGGGGTAAACACTAATTCCTTCCATTCACCTATTCCTTGTATTAACGAAGGAATGGCTCATTCCTATACATTATGTGCAACCATATGGCCGTGAGGCAGAATTTTTTTTATTACATATTAATATTGTTTTACTGTGTTGTGGTATAATTATTTAGTGCTGCCAACACTACATTAATATGCTTTGCCTATAATGGCATAGATAGAGAAGGGGTCACTACGTTCAAATCCAGTATTTGATGTATAAATAAAAACGCCGCCGTACACAAAAGAATACAAATATTTTATCTCAATATACAATTAAAAAGAATTAAAACTATTAAATAAATATAAAAAAGATTAAAACTCTACCTTATTCTGGAAATAGAATTAATTTAAAATAAAAAAAAGCGCAAGTGGCAAATAAATGACGGCCCAAATTTTGAGTTTTAAAGGTCTGATAAATTATGACATGGGAGGAAGTTGTAAAAAACGATTCTATTGCCGATAAAGTCCTAAAAAATATCGTGCGAATTTTCTATGAAAAGGCAAGGTTAGACGATAAGATAAAAAGGATGGAAATAAATAGAGATAACAATACAATTACATTAATAGTATTTCCAAAGATGACAGGTTTATTTGTAGGTAGAAGAGGACAAACATTAGATGCTTTAGAAAGAAGGCTAAAACGCTGGAAAGTTATGATTGAGGAGAGATAAATATGGTTAAACCTCAAAAATGGCAACAAAAGTTAAGAAGTGATTTAGCAAGAGGCATTAATAGGCCAATGTTTCCAAAACAAGGCGATACCAGAGTAAATAATTGCGATGCCATAAATTGTATTAACAATAAAGTAAGAGTTTGCCAGTTAGAATCAATAGATATAGATAATACAGGAGGGTGTGTGAGTTACACGCCAAATTAATATGTGGAGAATATTTGAGATATTGTTATTTCCTTTTTTATTATTACATGGAATATGGGCTTTAGGGAGGTTTTGTTACGATGTGGACTAATATACTAAAGAAACTACCTAAAGAGAATTTAGTTACTAATATATTTAGCATTCCACAATCAAGTTATGAATATACTAGATATGGTGACAATAAATTGTTATTTGTAAAAAACGGTAAATTAGTTAATGTCAGGCAATGGGTAAAACAACTCAAAGCAACCACTACTGCTACCTACGATGCCATTATTGATAATGGACAAGAACCGGGAATGGAAGACGTTGTACCATTATCTAGTTTGACTCCTATTATAGCACCTTTTAGAAATAAGGCATTATCTAGAATAAAAGAGTTGGAATCTAAAATTAAAACAATAGAGCGTGGAAAGGGAACTTTAGAAGAAATAACACATAATGATATGGTAGATGAATTAAGAGAAGTTCATGGTGATGTAAAAGAAGAATTCACAATGATGTTTGATGAAATAAAGGAGCAAATAAACAGAGAATATGCTCAGAATTTATTTGGTGACATAAGCCAAGAATTAAAGGTAGCAGAAACTATTAATCCTAAAATGAAAACAAGTGTAAGTCCCAAACAAAAAGACAAACTAATGTTTAGAACAGATACCGAAGATAAAGTTGAGTATGCGATAGTATTAGATGTTACCAATATTAACCCTCAAACTAACACTAGGGCTTTTCCAACGAAAGGCACAAATATTAGTTTTTATTATGAACATTTACCTATTACTCTACCTCCCGCAGTATATGATGATATTAGTATGGGAGAAGAAGGACAAGAATATGTTCAACAAAAAATTATTAATGTTTTAGAGGGTAGTGTACCGCTTTATGTTAAACGTAACCTTGAACGTAAAATCAAAGAAATATTAAATAAATCTAAAGCACCTCTAGTATTTCGCTACGAAGTTATACAGACTACTTCAAAACTTGAAGGTGAAACCTTACCTGCTGGAAGCGATGATGGAGTAATAATTACACTAGATAGTTCAACGAGAAACGTAATTCCATATATACTTCCAATAGGTGATTTTATTGAACAGTTTATACAAAGTGATTGTTTAGTTCAATTCGAGTTTAGTCCAGATGGTAATGCTCCTTTGAATATAATCAAAATGGCAGTAAAAGATTTCTATGGAATGAAAACTAAGGCAGTACAAGTAAATGATTCTGGTGAAATTGCATCTTTGGAAGACATTACGGCATTAGAGCCTGAAAGACAAAGACTCACAGAAGAAGAACAAGAACAGACTGGTGGTGGCTACTATCCAGCATTAGAATCATATTTAGATAGAACTAGTGATGAGGAAAGAAGTAGGCTAGAACAATATAAATATACAATTGACACAAACATGGAAGGTGGTAAACATATTACTACCATTCTTTTAAACAATAAAAGGATATTTAGGTTTGGGTATCAAATGAGTGGAAATGAGAATTTGATAAAAATAGTTCGTGAATTGATAAGAAAAGAATTACAGGCGGTAGAGATATGATTTGGGAAGAAATATTGAAGAAAAAGAAAGATGCCTGTTATCGTAAGGTAAGAAGCCGATACAAGAAATGGCCTTCTGCTTATGCTAGTGGGGCATTAGTACAATGCAGAAAAGTTGGTGCAGCCAATTGGGGGAATAGTAAGAAATGAATTGGATGATGGTTCTGAAAGAAGAATCTAAGTGGGTAAAAGAATTACCCGCAGATAAAAAGAAACTTCTTAATTCGGAGCCATCGTTCAAGGTTGATTTCCCAGAATTGAAACACCCAAGCAATGAAAGTGAAATAGAGCAGGTTCTAGAGGCAGTCAAAGATAATGACTTAGATAAAGAAACTCAAAGAAACTTAGATGAGAATAACCACAGGATGATGTTAGACATTGTTGATGAAGACATGGATGACTGGAAGAGATTCATAGAAGATGTGGATATTCATACAATCAAACTCAAGATGAAGTATGGCAGACAAAGACCATATGAATATAGTGACAAAATCAAATCTATTACAGATACAGATGACAGTCCATCATTTCCTAGTGGTCATGCAATAGAAGCCTACGCTTTAGCAGAAGTATTAGGAGAAAGATATCCAGACAAGAAAGATGAACTTGACAAGATGGCTGCTAAGATATCAAAGTCAAGACTTCAGATGGGTAATCATTTTCCAAGTGATATAGAAGTCGGAGAGAAAGTAGGTAAGATGATTGCAGATGCATATCTATCTACAACCAAGATTGAGAAATGGAGCGACATACTCAGCAAGAAAGGAGATGGATTCAAGCGAGAGAAAGAATCCGGTTTGCATGGATGGTTCTCAAGAAGGGGCGGTAAGGAAGGAAAAGGAAAGAAGACACAAGGAGGATGGATAGACTGTTCTACTTGTGGAAGTAAGAATGGCCCTAAGCCTTGTGGTAGAAAGGATGCCTCAAAAGGTACTAAAAGAAGATGTCGTCCAACTTGTTCTGCCTGTAAGACGTATAAGAGGAGGAAGGGGTCAAGATGAGATGGTATTCTGTATTAAAATCAGAAGTTGCTAATTATCGTAGAAGGATTGAAGATTTTGATTTTGAAGCATTAATGGATTTATCTTATTTAATAGCAAGAGGAAGAATGAATTTATCTTTAACTGATGAACACAGAAAATTGATAGACGAATTAGAACCTATTATGATAGAACAAGCAATGAGTCCAGCACACCATGAAGAAAATATAAAATCAGCAATACATTACAAAGATGAAGATACTGATGAAAGAGATGACAAATGGTATGCAAAGGATAGATTACATGAGTGATACAACGGAGAGAATAAAATGACTTGGTTTGAAATAATAAAAGGCGATAGATGCACTAGAGCCACCAAGAAAACATCCTCTACTCGTAAGGGTAAGAAATGGATGAAGTGTGTTCCTAATGGTAAAGGTGGGTATAAGAGAGTACACTGGGGTCAAAGAGGAGTAACCGTTTCTGGTAAGAGAAAAGGAAAGAGGAGAACTTCGTTTAGAGCAAGGCACAATTGTTCATCTTGTAAAAGAAGTGATTACTCCGCTAGATGTATGGCTTGTAGAGATTGGTGATTAAGGTGGGTTGGAAAATGATTCTTAAGGAGCGAGAGGTATTCTACCATGCTACCGATTATAAGAATCTAGCATCCATTATGAGTAAAGGTATTGTTCCTAATTATGATGGTATCTATTCATCAGAAGACGGGCAACTATCTACTATGTGGATTTGTATGACTAAGCACCAGACAAAGAAAGTTATGGTTATACCATACATAGCAGACACCAAGACACATAGACCTGCAACAGACCATAGCCCGTATATGTTAGAAATGCTAGGTGCAAAATTAGATGAAACTCCATACACTATGGACACTAAGGTATATCAGACATTTGAAACAATCAAACCTGAACAAATAAGATTCGATAAAATAAGGGTAGTAGATAACCCATGTTACAATCCTGAACTTGCTAGGCAATTCGATAGAATGCATGGGAGGGAAGAAGAATGACTTGGTTTAATTTAGTAAAGTCTTCAGAAATGAAGGAGTTTGAACTTCTTGCTGAGAAGTATGCAGAACCCAATGACATGAAGCATCTTGACTACATTCGCAAGAAGCATGGAAAGAGAAGCATAGAATTCTACGACTTACTTAACAAGCAGGTAAAAGACGTAATGAAAGAGGGTGAATGGTATTCATTGTCTGATTTGTCTAAAGCGGTAAAGAAAATAAATCCGGGTCTTAAGTATGATATATCAAATCTAGAACAGGTCATAAAGAATAGAATAGATGATTATGATTTATACACTAAAGAACAGTCTTCTGTCGGTAGAACAGGTAAGACCACTTATTACAGGAGGGATTGAATGAAATACGACATAGAGATAATGAGTGAGGAAGAAGCACAACAGATGATATATCAATATCTCAAGAGATTTGGTTACAATCCGATACAGGCATTTCCAAAAGCAGCGTTTAGAGGAGATGGTGGAACATTACTATTCAAACTATTCAAACCAGAAAAGATGGTTTCCTACGTTTATTTTGTAGAAGATGAAGGGATTAAACATCCATTGGCAGTAAGAACAGTAGCAATCAAAGGAGGCAAGGTATTACTATACATGGGATTAGTTTCAATGAAAGACAAAATGAAACATGCACCTGAATCAGATTCTATGGAAACCACTGGTAGAAAAGGAGGAATGACAGAAAGAGGAAGACTGATGGGCAAACCTTTCTTTAGCCAAGTACAGGAACTTATTGATAGACTCAAGATGAATCCTATTCCATTTACTGTAAGTCCATCAAACAGAAGTCAACCTATTCCAGTAGGATATAATTTAACCACAGATGACGCTATGACTCCTGAAAGTCAAAGTCAATGGATGAAAGCCAATTATCCTGAATTATACAAGAATGGTCAGTTCAGAAGACAAGAGAAAGAAATTTTAGACAAACTACAATGGACACCAGAAAAGGATGAGGCTTACAAAAAGATACTAAAATATAGTGCAGGAATTAATTTCACTAAATTCATGTATGAAAATGAACCGGAGTCTTTCAAGAAGTACATTCATGTTGCCAATGCGGTAAATCCTAAAGTAGCAGAATCCCTAGAGGCACTTGGGTTGATGAGATACAATGACCAGAAAATCGAAAGTGATTCTGCAATGTATGAGTATCTAGGTGAATTATTAGATTCAATACCAGAAAAGAAAAGACAGGGGTTGTATGTTAAGATGCCAACAGTAGATATGAAGAAGTGGATGGAAGTCCTAAAAATCTTTGACATGGGAGATGATGAAGATGAAGACAAGGACGTTGACCCCGATGAAAGAGTTAAGCGAATAAACCCAAAGTGGAAAAGGGTGATGAGAGGAACAGGTGGAAGAAAGCAAGATGCAAAAGAATACTACAAGCGTCTTATGGTAGCAAAACCAAACGTTGACCCATGTTGTGATGAACTCAGAAACTTATTGTTTAGATATATTTATTCTGAAGCAGGTGACTATCTTGGCTTATCAGAATATGAGATAAGAGAACAACTATCCGAGAAACAATTGACTTGTGACCAATTAAGTAGAAGCATGGAAACAAATGAATTTGAGTTAGTTGAAGTAGACATTAAACCAAAGAAACTGTTGACTCCACAACAAAAGAAAATCTTGGGCATACAATCACCAACATTATATGAACACTATCAAAACTGCCAAAGAGATGTAAAGGGCTTTACAGAAGATGTAAAGGAAGATGTAGCAACTCCTACTGGTGCTGGAAATATACCTGCACCTGAAGAAATGACACGAAATGAAAGGCTTCGTGAAAGATTCAGGGATTATAGGGAACAGACAGAAGGAAAGAAAGTAGAAAGGTTTGGTTTTGAACAGGAGGAAGAATGATGAATAATTGGAGAGATGTATTGAAAGATGCAGGTGTATTGGCGAGGGAACTCGAAGCAATGATGAATAAACCTGTACCTAATTATCAGGGGTTAAAGACGACATTGGTTAACATCCAAAGGTCTTTTCCTCAAGTATTTAGGCAAAATGAGAACGTGGCAGATATGAGGCAAATGGTTGACCAGATGATAGATGAAGCAGAAATGCATTATCGTAACACAAGGCAATTACAAGTAAAGAATCTCGAAGAACAACTTCGTAGTGTATCTGATGCACTTTCTAGAATAGAAGAATTAGAGTGATTAAAATGAAGTGGTGGTCAGTCCTTAAGAGAGGAGGCAGATATGTTTCCAAAAAGAAACTTGAGGAACTGAAAAGTTGCCTAGAAGAATTAGATGGTGTTGTAGTTGATGATGTTGTTATTACTAAAAAGGGACATTTTCAGTTTAGAGCCACATATACGGGAAATGAATTACCTGTTAGAATGAGTGAGGTAAAATTCATTGTATCAACTGGACTTCCAAGTAATAAGGTAGCCAGAAGTGAAGCCTGTCAAGGAATGAGAACAAACGCTAGAAGGGCATTGGCTAGAAAAAATGTATTCATAGGTGAATGGTAATGAAGTGGTGGGACGTAATCAAAGAAGGGGGAGCAGTTTCCTTTGGTAGTCATGGTTCTAATCCCCTATTCAATATTAGATACGGAAAGAAGGTAGACAAGAAGAACCTTCTACAAGAAGAAGAGGAGGATGAAGAAATTGCCAAAGACTAAGAAATCAAAAAGAACAGTCAGAATGACTAATGACAAAGGCGATGATGTAGTTGTTACTCAAACCTTTGATATTGAGCAGTTTAAGTCTGTTTATACTAAATGGAAAGCATCATGCGTAGGCATGAGTGCAAAAGAAATGGGAGTAAAGGGAGGAGAGAATCTTTTCAAGGTTATCTCTAAGCATGGATTACCAACGGCACAAAGACCACAGGCAAAAAACCCTGTAAGTGAAGATGAAGGCATTGGAAAACTTTTGAAAGAAATAGACGACATAGTAGGAGATAACGCCTTATTGACTGAATCGTTTAAAGACGATGTTTTAGATGCAAAGAAACAACTTGAAGATATTGCTAATACTGATGCAGACCCAAGAAACATTCCATTTACTGTTCCAATGTATAGAAGAGTCAATAAGAAAACTGCTGCTTATGATGAAAAGAAGCATACCACAAGATATTATGGTCATTATCGAACTCCTGATTATGTTAAATTTAGAAACCTTAAGGCTAAAGTATTTGATAACAAAAAATTTGAAGAAGATATTCCGGCAGTAGATTCTTCTTACTATGAGAAAGAAAAGAACAAGTCAAAGCCTCCTATGTGGCAAGCGTTATTTTCAACTGATGGTGATTCTGGTAAAGATATTAAGGTAGGATTACTATCTGTTTTGGAAACCGCAGAAGATATGATTGATGATGTGGAAGTAGACCACATAAAACTAGTATTAAGAGGAGTAGCAAGAGGAGGACTTGCTAAAGAATTATATGATATACCAGACATTAGAGAAACTATTCTAAATCTATTAGGTACATCTACTGATATAGGTCAAGGTGTAAATCCAAAAACAGGTAATATTAGAGATGACCAAATCTCTAGGTTGTTTAAGAATAGATTATCCTTTATCGCAGAAAGCCCTGCTGAATCTAAGAAAATAAAAGATGTGTATGGTGTTGATAAAGAGTTACTAGGTAAAATAAAAGGATATTCATTAGATATAACTAGAGGAATGGTTAAGAATTTATTCGTAGCCACAGGTAAAGTAGGTAGAAGGTCGCCAAAAGGCCCAGTCTATCTAAAGGGATATACCCCTCCTAGTGAAAAGAAGAAGAAGAAAGAAGTAAAGAAGTCATGGAAGGAGATGTTAGTATCGTAACCAGAAGAAGATGTAGATTATGTAATCACGAAAACCGTGATGATTTAGAGGCGCAATTAGAAACGCTAAATATTGCACCTGATGATTTAGACAAGATGGAAGGTTGGCCTAGTGGAACAACCGCTAAACACATGAGAAATCATATGGGCGATTATCACGATGCTTCTAATCCTAGATGTAAATTATGTACTCATGAGTTAAGACCCCTTATTGAAGAACAGTTAGGTCAAGGGCATATTACTCCTAGTGCAGTAGCAGAAATGGCGGGTTGTTCGGAAGAACAAGTAAAGCGACATATGACAAAACATCTTCAACCACTAGTACAAAGGTCGGCGGCAAATATTATAGCCATGAGAGAAGTAGATGAGATTGAGTCGCTATCTAGGAACATATCAAGACTGGAACAAAAAATAGACATATTATTTGACCAAGAAGATATGAACCCTAAATATGTAGATAGTTTGACTAAGATGGCTAAAGAGATTAGAGAAAGTCTAAGATACCTAATGGAGTTCAAAGGAAAACTTATTCATAAAAGACAAGATACAGTTATTGTAGCGCAAATGCAAATAGTTCAAGAAGTATTAGCACAAAATCACCCTCAAGTATGGTTAGACGTTAAAGCAAAAATGGAGGAGAAAATGCAATGAAGTGGTACACAAGTTGTGGAATGTTCATTAGATGTTTGTCTGAAATTTTTGAAGATTTTGATGAGGTGGATATAGAATGAGTTGGAAAAAGTTGTTAAAACAAGATAAAGGTCTTGGTGATACCATAGAAAGAATAACTACTAAAACTGGAATAAAGAAGGCCGTTGATTATGTATCAGAAAAGACTGGACATGATTGTGGTTGTGAAGCCAGAAAAGAAATGCTTAATAGGAGATTCAAGTATGATTCGTAAGATGAGGGACTATTCAGTTGATTACGAACAAATTTTAGATGAGTTAACATCTATGGGTTACGATGAGTTAGTTGAACAAATTAAGAGAAGACCACCTAAAAGAACACAAAGAGGTATTGACTTAATTGCATTGTCTGATTCACTAATAGACGCACAAAAGGAAACAGGTACTTTCGGTGTAGCATATCATACGTTAATATCAGTAATGGGACAAGGAGCAAAAGATAGAGAAAGACTCGCTAATCTTAGACAGGTGTTAACAACACAAGGAAATGAAGCGAGAAGAAATTGGTTTAATCAGGTGAGAAGATGAAGTGGTTTGATATTGTAAAGGCTCCTCCGCCACAGACATTTAGAGGAACAACTTGGAAATTCTTTGCACAGGATGACATTCCTTATTTGGAAGAGTTAATCAATGCTAAAGATGCTCCTTGGGAAGAACTATGGCCTACTGTATCAAGAAAGATATTCTTTGAGAAAGACCAAACATTCACTCCTAAATTGAAAGGGCCGGGCATTGGCTTTTGGGGAGTAATGAATATCACCAACGGTGAATTAGTAGGTGATGGTTGGGAAATGATGAGAACTAGAGATACTTTGAATCCTAATGACCCTGAATCAGTTACAGAAGTACAATGGGGTATGGGAATGAATTCTATATCATTAACCCCAAATCAGATAGGTGTTGAAGTAATCAAGTATGGTGCAAGACCAAACATAGAAGTTACAATTCCACCAGAAACTAACCTTATTGTTGGTGAGAAATACATGAGGGATAAATTCGAGAAGAACCCTAGTAATTATCAATTAAACAATGGTGAGGCCGCAGCATTAGCAATCTTAGGTATATTCGCAGAACAAAGGAAACCTAGAGAAAGAAAGAATAGAATTCGTTTGTTTGAGGAATTTAGAATAGGGCCATTAGAAAAGGAAAGTAATAGTAAATACCTTAGAGGCTTAGAATCAAAAGGACTTGTTGATTATGGTTCAATGAGAGATGACATTTCACCTAGTAATAGAGGCTATCCAAGAATAACACCAGAAGGTTATCGAGAAGCAACAATGCAGGTTGATATGCCAAGAGCAGTTTTCATGAGTGAAGAAATGGAAGAAGGGCCAGAAGGACAAATGATTCCTTTTGGTTTCAAAGCGAAAGTATTGAAGCAACCTGATGCACCATATATGGGGTATGAGGGCGGTGCATTAGCAGAAGGATAGATTTAGATGTGGTTAGAAGTATTGAAGGCTTTACCCCCAAGAGATAGCATAGAACCCTTGCTACTTGAGGAAAAGGGCGTAGATGTTCTAATCGGCATGGCTAAACTACCAGACAAAAAAGGATTGAAGAATGCAGTTGATGAAACTAAGAAACTTTCAGAAGGAAACACCAACGTTAGTTATTCAACAGACCAAAGGGCAGCCATCCAAGAAAATGCTAAGAAAGCGTATAAGGCACTTAAGGAATACTTGGATGATTATCGTAGAGAATTACAACCTACACAAATGAGAGGAAAGATGAAGAAAATATTAGAAACTATCCTAGAAGAAGAAGATATGGATAGATTCAAAGAATTCATTGGAACAAAGGAAATAACAAATCAAAAAAATTCTAGGGAGAAAATAAAAGTCGTCAAGGAATTGGAAGACGATGTTAAGAACTTCATCAATGAAAACAAGGAAGACTTCTATTGGGTCAATCTTTCTAATAGAAAGTTGCTTACTGTTGATGAGCCACCAGAATATGTCAAAGGAGAAATTAGTCAAGAAGAGATTGACGACAAGAAATTTTTCGTGACTGATTTACCAGATAGAATGAGTGTAAACGACTACAAGAAAGTATCAGCATGGTTTATGGATGGAAAGAGGAAGAAGCCTCTAGGCTACAAAACGGAAGGTAGAGTTAGACCTGCACCTTTAGTTTCTATATTTGGACTGTTAACTAGCAGGGCTGCCCAAGATGCAACAGACCCATTTACGAATAAGAGATTTACAGTTAACATTAACACCGGAGAAGACGCAGTAAAATACCTATCATTGCTTACAAAACCAAGATGGAAAAAATCTTCTGAGTTTATGCCTAAACCTAATCTAAAAAGTTCCGGTGCTACGGTGGCTGCAAGAAAAGCATTGTTGATGCCACAAGGAAAGGTATTGATTCCATCTGCGTTAAGGGCAATATTAGTCAATCCTTCCTTAGATATCAATTCATTGATGGAAGAAGGAGTAAAACAAACCAAGGAAAAACTAGTTCCTAATTTCGTTAGATTGGTGCTAATGGGAGAAGAACCATTTGACTTAGAAGAAGAGGGAATAGGAGAAGATGATTTCAAGGATTTACAAAAACTGTTTAGTCAATCAGCAAAAGGAAGAATGTCTGAATTTGTTAGAAGAGTGAATAGACAGGGTGGTTCTAAAAAGGAAGCATTAGATACCATAATCAATTTCTATGTAGATAAGCAAAATATGTTTAGTGAAGAAGAGGCCAAGAAACTTGAATCAATCAAAGACAACATGGATGACTATGATACAAAGTCTGCACATAAACAGGCTTTGGAGGAACTGTATAAGGACATACCTGATTCCTTGGCAGACACAATGTATGACTTGATGGACGAGGCTGAAGAACAAGGAGTTTCATTATTCACTAAAGTAGGAGAGTTCTACAAGTTGCAGGTTAGGGGCTTAGACAAAGAAACTATGGACAAACTCAATCGTGATTTTAGAACACTTAGAAGTGAATCTGAAAAGGTCACATTAACTACTGATGATAGTTCTTGGAATAAAATAGAAGAGGAATATGATGAAGATTATGATTTATCTTCTGTTGCCGGATTATCTGTATTAGATATATTTCATATCATTGCCTTACTAGATTGGTATTATGGTCAAACAGACTTGTATGAGAATATACAAGACTGGCTTAACCCAGATGAATATGAAGAAGAGGACGTTTTATTCGATGAGGTAAAGGCATCAGCCATTTCAAATTTCAAAGAAATAGTAGATGCATTCATAACGGCAGTAAAGGAAAGAGTAGAAGATATTGTCACAAGGCCAAAGACGTATCAGGATAAACTCGTATATACAGAAAAAAGAAGAGATGGTTCTGCTACTAAAGCAACCAAGATGATTAGAGATTTACAAGAAGCGGGAGTAGTGTCGGTGGTAGAATGATAGAGCAAGATTACATCAAAATGTCATTGCGACCTTTCAGAAAAAAATATGGTGATGAAGGTAAAGCATTCATTAGAAACCTAAAGAATCTTGAGTTTAGTCTTAGCCATGTACCTGAAGAAGCAAAGGATGCTGATAACAAAGAGAGTTACAGAAAGGTATTGTTAGACAAAGGATTCACAGAAGAGTACACTAACAAATTCATATCCAGTATAGGAGATAATCTAGAAGAGGCTAAGGAAGCATCCTTAGAATCATTAGGTGTATATTTTAGACACAAAGGAGAGAAACTTACAGTCAAGGATTTCAAAGCAGGTATAAGACTGGAAAATATTACTAGGAATAGAGGCTACAAAGACGATGAGATTCTTTCTGTAATAGATACGGTAAAGAGAATAAATCCTACTTTTAGGTCTGCCTTGGCAATCCTAGAAACTAAGGTAAAGTCCAAGATAGACAACTCAGATAAAATGACAATTGACTTTGAGGATATCTTTGGTGAAATGGATATGAGATTACTTCGTTCAAGAAACAAAGTCTATGACTATTACAAAAAGAAACATCCTCTATTTTCTGAGATGAAGGAGAAGATAAAGTCAATCATGCGTTCTTGGGATAGAGTAGAAGAGGATTTAGAATCAGAAAAACTGAAACTAAAAACATCAGACTTCGTAATAGAAGATTTGAATGATGACTTGGAGAAACTATTCAAATTGTATGAGAAGATGGATGGTATGAATTATATCATTAAACTATCAGAAGTTAAGATTCCTACATATCCCGATACAGATGAAGGGTCATCTTTGATGGCTTCTAACATAATGTATAGTTATCTAAATCATATAATACAAGAAGGAGATACCGCATTTACTGAAACTGCTTCTGCCGATAGTGACGATGAAAGAGAAGTTACGGAAAGAGAACAGGAAGGCGGTGAAGATGAAGAGTACAGAACGTATATGTCTGGTTATGGAGAAGATGGAGGAGAAAGTGTTCCTATGGCAGAAACTACATTCCAAGGTATGTCTTCTGATGAATTGTATGAAAAGGAATGGGGACAAGATATTGACAAACTAAAGGTCATTGATGAAGTAGACCCTCTTTATGCTATTGCAGCAGATTCAGGAATACTTAGACAAACACATACCAAGACTTCTAGAGAAAGAATGGCAAATGACATTAGAATACTGATTCAGGGTGTTGAACAAGAAAACCCAGAAATGGTAGGTTTATTTGAGGAGTTATTGGAAGACTTAGAAGAATTACAAGACCAAGCATCTGAGGTGGATAGGTCTGTTTATCATCTTCCTTTTACTCCTAGTGTTGCTAAACTATACGAAAAGTATGTTGATTCCACAGACTTAGATTATACTGAAATAGAGTCATTCCATGTTGATATGCTTAGAACGATAGGTGATTTGATAGAACTACCAAGTGATAAGACTCTACTACCTTATCATTGGTTACAAGAGGACTATGGCATAGAAGGTAGCCCTGCAATAAGAGAACAAGAAAGTAAAGTTACAACTGCCTTTGAATCTACTTCATTAGGTAGAAGTGGTAAATTGAAAGACTTAGGTAAATTCACAGATGATATATTAGAATTAGTAGAATTAGCAGAAAAATATTATGTTGACCCAATAACTGATAACATGCTTAGATTCGAGTCACTACCTAAATTCTTAGACAAGAGGGCTTCATCTGCTATTACTACACATGGTAAAAATGAGATATCTCAGTTGATACAGTCAGCATATATTTCAGAATATACCGCATTCATCAGTAACGCAGACCTTGAGGATATTAACGAGTACAGAAAGATACTTCGGGCTGCGCCATCTGAAAGAGGATTTAAGATGACTATCAAAAAGGTAGAGAGAGTCTTAGATATTCTAGCAGACTTATTTCCAAAGGATAGAGAGGCAGATAGAACTTACTTTGCCAACAGACTAAGAAACATGGCTAGTAAAAATAGTAATATCAATTTAGACAATTATTACTTAGATAGAAAGAAACTTTCTGATTTGACAACGAATAAAGAAACTGATGGAAATTATGGAAAACTAATATCCATGATATACGCATTGTCTTCCGAGATGGAGAAGGATAAGAACAAAGAAGATTCAATCAAGGAATTCAAAGAGTTGCATGATGCCTTTAACAAGAAAACAAAACTAGCAGGGCCACAAGAACAACTTCTTGATGCACATGATGCAATTAGAAAGATGATGCAGAAGCCTACTTACTATGGTGTTTGCGAAACAGATTCCTATGATAACGTCAATGATACAATTGACTTAATCAAATCACAATATGGTGTAGAATTAACTGCACATGACATTTCTAACATTGTAGTAGAGTTAGATAGTTTAGAGTCGCTTGCTAAGAAACATGGCACAAATGAAGATATAATTTATCATGTTAAAGCAATATACAGGTGATAAAATGAAGTTACGACATAGAGTAATAAGTAAACTCATTGATATAATGGGTCATGTATATGTCTATCTAGATAGCAAAATGCCTCCGGTAACAGGGCCAATTTTGGGTTTAGAAATAGATGATGACTTTGAATCAATGACAAGAAGGGAACTATGTAATCACATAGAGAATAAGTTTGGGTTGGAGAAGGACACCTTTTGGTTTCTACAATCAACTCAGAAAATTAGATACTGTTGCCAAAAAGCAAGAGAGTTAATGCAACCAAGTAAGATGGATAGGGGATATTGAGTAGTATGAGTGATTGGTTTGATGTTGTCAAGAATAGAGTTGACGACTTTGATGAGGCAAGAAGGATTCTCAATAGGCCAATGGCCGTTGAAGAATGGATGAAGCCATATCTAAAACCACACAAGCAAGAAAAATCTTGTTGTGAATATACACAAGAAAGACTCAGGCTAATGCCTCAGTATAACCAACTTGATGACGACTTTGTTTCGTACATTATGGATATTGATTGTAAATTAGATTCTGATGAACTACTACAACTATTAGAAGACTTAGATGATGGTGGCATGGAAGTATTAAATCAAGCAATGCAAGAAGCAGGTGGTGAAATCTCAATAGGCGAGTTAGACCTGATGGTTAAAACTGGTAGAGAACTGCTAGAGTTTTGGCAGAAGTGTGAAGAAGAATCTGCTGATAAAAAAGGAATACAAGAATTTGAGGAGAGAAATGTATGAGTGAGTTAGAAGACTTAAATTTCGCTCATAGAATGGATATGGAATTATCTAAGAACTCCTTTCCATATTTCTTCCAGAATGTATTGGGTATGATGTACCCTGAATATATGCAAGAATGGTTAGAAACAATGGAAAATACAGATAGAACAGTTATTGTTTGTAGTCGTGACCACGGAAAATCTGTATTTATGCATTCATGGGTAGTATGGAATTTAGTCTTCCAAGAACCACCATATCAGATGCTATACATTTCATCTAACCAAAAGCAGACATTGGTTCACATGAGAGAGATAGACAGATATTTCAACATACCACAACTAAAGAAGTTTAGACCGTCAAGAGGATGGGCTATTGGTAACATTCAATTAACGAATGGCAATTCAATTCTAGAAAGGTCGGTAGGTTCTCAGATTCGTGGTCTTCACCCTCAAGAAATAATTATTGACGACCCTTTGAAAGAGTTTAGTTTAGCGGGTATCAATAGAGTAACCGACTGGTTCTTTGGTGATATGATACCAACACTACATCATACTGCTAATCTAAGAATGATAGGCACTCCTTTCACATATACTGATATTTTCACTCAACTAGAGGAGAATCAAGCATATACTGTAAGGAAATATCCATGTTTAGATTCAAATAATGACCCACTTTGGCCTGAAAGGTGGGATTATGATGCACTAATGCAAAGAAAAGCAGAAATCGGCTCATTAAAATTCACAAGAGAGTATTTGTGCATACCAATTTCAACAGGTACGGCTTTATTTGGTCAAGAACACCTAGAAAATGCAAAAAATGAGCATCTTATACTTAGATTAGGCAATAGAAAAGACAAAGGCTACAAATATTACGTTGGAGTTGACCCTGCTATCTCTACTGATGGAGATTACAATGTAATTATGGTCTTAGAAGTGGATGAAAACATGAATAAGTCAATCGTACATGTTGATAGAGCGAAAAATGTGCAATTTAGAGAAAATATTGAGAAACTTAAGTTGATTGGTCAAATATTTCAGCCAGAAGTGGTTCTTTATGAAACAAATACATTCGCAAAGGCGTTTACTCAGGAATTAAGAAGTGTAACAGACATGAACGTTAGGGATTTCAATACAACTAGGAGAAAGAAGCAAGAAATTATCTTAGGACTTCAAATGAACTTTGAAAACAACAAAATGCACCTTCCTTATGGAGATAACAATAGCAGAAAAATGACTATGAACATTATAGAAGAATTATCTATGTTTTCGATAACCGATTCTGGAAAGTTTGAAGGAGTGGGTGCGCACGATGACCTAGTGATGGCACTAGCGTTAGCAAATGCGGCTGCACAAACGCCTTCTGAGTCTTTCATGCTCCTTGACGACCTAGAATTATTTGATGGCCCACAAACGCCCGTAATTGGTGTTCCTGTGGGAATAGCAGGGCTGAATTTTTAGTACAGGTGAAGTAAATGAGTAAGTTAACAGAACAAATGCGGGAAACTGCTGATAAATTGGATGAGGCTGATGAAGAGGCTAGTCAAGCCGAGGATGAATTACAGGCAGTAATTGATGAAACTAAAAATGCATCAGATTGGCTTGCATCACAACCATTGATGGGTGACGATGACCTAATCAAACTGTTTGCATCTGAAAGGGACATTAATCTATCACAAGCAAAGAATTCTTTGTTTAGTTATCCAAGAAAATATACAATAAAAGGTAGAGATGTTCCCTCAATAGTAAAAGAAATGAGAGATTACAGAAGAACCTTGAAAGGCAATCCTAAGATTGAATTTACTAAATCTATTGACAATTTAATAGATGCATATAGTGACCACTTGAATAAGTGTATTGATAGTATTCATTGGATTAAAAAATATAGGGTTCCATTACAGGCTATGACTTTGAATGAAGAACAATTGTATAAATTGTATTTAGTCAAAGAAGAAGATAAAAGAAGAAAGATGGTAGATAGCCTTTGTAAATATTGGGAAGCAGATTTAGAGAGAAAGGACATATCTTTCAATAAAGAGTATGCTAGTCTTACAAAGCAGATGACTAATGAAAAGAAAGTATTCAAATCATTACTAAAGGAAACTACTATAAGCACATCTCCTAAAGATGAAATTAGGAAGGCCATCCTAGATTCTGTTTGTTATAATCCGGGTATATCTGCTAGACAGATACATGACCAATTACCTAAGAAACTACAAAATAGAAGTTCTTCTCGAATAATAGCAAAGTTAGCAAAGGATGAAAATATAACAAGTGTTGACGGTGCTTATTATAAAATAAATGATGAGATTAAAAAGAATATATGGGCTTATACTGCTGCCTTTATTGATTCAGATGGATATATTACAATGGATAAAAATCATAATCCAAGAGTAGGTTTAGTAGCAACAGGAAATAGAGGTAAGGCATTCATGTTAGAAATGCATAAATCAATAGGAATGGGAAGGCTACATTTAGACCAGAAATCCCCGCAAGATACTAGATTAATTAACAGACTTAATTTTTATTCTGGTGCAGAAATAACAGATTTATTAACCAAATGTTTGCCTCACTTTAAATTAAAGAAAAACAACGCTAAGGTCTTATTAGAGTTAATTAAAATTAAAAAAGAAAATAAGAAAGAAGACTGGTATAAGGATAGGAAAGGCGAGTTATTCAAACTAATGAAATATTACAATCATAGTGACAATGCAAAATTTGATTGGAAAGCATGGGATATTGACATAGACAGTATCTCTAAACTTGAACAGAACAGTAAAATGGAGTTCTAAAAATGGTAGAAGAAAGAAGAAGATTTACCCTTACTAATTTGTTTAGAAGGGGAACCCCTAAGCCGGAGGATAGGAAGATATTCAACCCCGGAATACAGGAAAAAGACACAAGTTACATGATAACGTCACCAATACTTTATCATGTTGCTCAGTCTTCTGTAATTGTAAGAACCTGCACAACGCAGTTAAAGAATGAAATATTCAGAAGAGGATATACATGGGAAGAGAAATTTACATCAAAGTGTGCTGACTGTGGTAATGAACATCAAAGTGCAGTAAAACAATGTGCTGATTGTGGTTCTATGAACCTAAAGAAACCTGATAAGAAGCAATTGAAATATGCTCACAAATTCTTAGATGAGTATGTCAATTCGTCTGAGCAGATGTTCATTGATGTTCTAAAAGAGTTAGAAGATGATTTGAATATCATGGACGATGCTTACATTATACTAGTCAAAGAATACTACATTGACAATGCAGGTAAAATTAGAATGCACAAGATAAAGGAAATATATCGTGGCGACCCTGTAACCATGCACATTTATGCAGACCAAAATGGGGATAAAGGAAATAGTGGTTTCACTTGCATTAAACACCGTGACCAAATAACACAAGACCCTGTTGGACAATGTGAAATGTGCGGTGATATGATGTACCCTGTTCACTATGTCAATAGAGTGAATGGTAAGGAACAATATTACATTGAGGGAGAAGTATTACATTTCAGTAAGTATAACCCTAGTAGATTGTATGGTTTATCCCCTGTGTTGACACTATGGAATCATATCACTACATTACTTGCTATGGAAAACTACGTCAATTCATCTTATTCTAAGAGTAGGATGCCAAGAGGACTTCTTGCAGTACAGACTAGAAATATAGACTCAATGAAATCCTTCTGGCGTGGAGTCAAAGAAAAGATGGAACAAGACCCACACTTCATACCTGTTATGGGTATTGAAGCAGAAAATGGTAAGGGTTCTATTGAATGGATTAAATTCATGGATAGCCTAAAGGAAATGGATTACGTTTCTGTGAAGGATGACCTAAGAGATAGAATATCAGCATTCTATGGCGTGAGTAAAATATTCATGTCTGATAATTCCGCTAGTGGCGGATTGAATAATGAGGGTATGCAGATACTTGTAACAAATAGAGCAGTAGAGATGGCTCAGACACTTTACAACGAATACGTCTTGCCATTCCTAACAAAAGAATTTGGTATTACAGATTGGCAGTTAAAACTACCACCATCGGAAGAAGAGGATGCTATTGCTAAATTAAGAAAGAGAGAAATCGAAGTCAATATTGCTGCGTCAATAAAGAATCTAGGGTTTGAAGTAGATATGGATGATGAAGGCAGGTTCACATTTGAAAAGCCTCCACCAGAAATGCAACAAGGAAAGAAGGGTAAAGAAGAAGAAATAGAACTTGACCCCTATGCAGGTACAAACATAGACCAGTCACAACTAGGACAAATGATGGAAGCAGGTACTAGACCATCAAAAGAAGAAGCAGGTAAGCCCGCAGAAGTAAAGGGACAAACTAGAAATAAGCCAAGTATGAGTGTAGGGCCAGACCAAAGATTCACCGGACTACCCAAAGAAGCGGGTAATCAGAATGTGGATAAAAGGACTGAAAGGAGGGTTGGATAGTGTGGCAGAATATCATACTAAAGAAATCATCTGGGTTCAAAACAGTGCTTGCTTGGTATCAAAGATGGAGTAGACCAACTAGTGAAAAACAACAATCATTTAATGATATATGGGTAACAAAAGAGGAATTATTGGATAGACCTAGAGGAAATTACGCAATAGATAATATGGAACGTTCAATAAGTACACTTGAAACTAAACTTTACACCCTTTATGAAGAAGACCAAGAAGTACCTGCTGAGTTAATTGAAACTACTGAATTAAATGAATCAGTTATAGACATTAAAGGTAAGTTTAAGTTGTATGATAATTTACGAGATAGAGATAAAAGAATGTTAGATAGAATGGCTCAAAATTATTGGGGTGGTACTATTAGTAGACTCAAAAGAAGTAACTATGGTTTCAATATGCAAACACCGGGAACTAAAAGAAAGGCATTAAAAAGAATTATACCTGATGAACTCTTAAGAGAATTTAGTGAGGCGGATATAGAAGGATTAGAAAAACTAGTTGGTAGTAGTGATTATAGAAGAAAAAGGTCACTTAAATATATAATAGAAGATTATAATGAGGGTTTGATGTATCGTGACCCTAAAAGAGCAGCAATTCAGATTAGAGAGATTTTAAACATGTTTAGGATGATTGGATAAAATGAAGTGGGAAGAAATAGTAAAGAAGAAGAAGAAGCCAGACTTCTTAGACCTTGATGGTGATGGGAACAAGAAAGAGTCTATGGAAGAGGCTGCAAAAGATAAAGGTGAAAAAGATGAGTGAAAAGAGTGTAAGAGATTTAGAGAAAGAACTAGCCAAGGCTAGGAGAAGAGAGGCTAGTGAGCGTAAAGTTACAACTAGTAGAAACTACGATTATATTGGTGCTGACCCTAAGACAGTCAAGAAAGAGAAACCCGGTTCGGCTGACATTCCGGGTTATATCGGACTGCCTAAGAAACAAAAGAGAAGAACTGAAAACAAGTGGTAAGTATGGCTTTTATGGATGTATTAAAGTCTAAGCCGATGGTCATGGAGAAATCTATGCCTATTGTAAAAGAAGACTATACATCTAGACCACTATACAGGGAATTAGAAAAGGCATTAGAAAGAATGACTGGACTTAGCGCACCAGTACCTACTATAATGCAAGTGGTAGATAAAGCAATAGATGAACAACAAAAATCTGATACTAAACTACCGAAGGAAGCCAAAGATAAAATCAAGAGAGATATAAAAAATCTTGAGGCACAGTTAAAGTTAATTGATGAAACTGGTGAGCAGAAAGTTTTCAAGAACAGAATAACCACTCTTCAAAAGATTGTTGACAGACTAACTAAATTACAGTCTAGATATCAGGAACTATTAGAGATAGATACAAAAATCACCGATGAAGAGGGTAAGAAGTTAAAGATTACTGAGTTGAATAAGCCACAAAGGGAACAAGCATCTAAAAAATTAGATACTAATGTAGAGGCAGAAAAGACATTCGATGAAACAACTAAGCCTTTCTATGATGAATTAGATGAACTAGAAGGGGCTAGAGGAAAAGAAGCAGAAGAAAGAATAGAGGAGTTAGAGGAGAAGATTACACAGGCTTCTAAAGTTAGAGAGAAGGCTAAGAAAGACAATCCAATAACAGAATTCTTCAAAATCAAAACTGCTATGCGTGAAGCATTTACTGGCACTTTCAATTATTCTCCTAAGTTCCCAGATGAGAAAATAAAGGATGGGAAGTCTGAATCTAGAAAACCTAGAAATGAAGTAGATGGGAAGTATGATGAAACATTTACTGCCGGAATTGAAAACTACAAGAAAAGAGTAGAATTGTATGATAAATTAGATACTCTTACTACAAGTAAGAAAGATAAGTTAGCAGCCAAGACTAGATTACAATCCAAGATAGACTCACTAAAGAGGCAACAGAAAACAGGAAAGGCAGAAAAGGAACTTCTAATAACATCTGAAATAAGACCTAAAGATGTAAAGAACACTTTGATTCGAGCAATAAGACAATTAAGGTTGCCTAGTTTTTCAGATGAAATTATAGATAAACTAACTCCTAAGTTAAAGGAGAGAAGCAAAAAGGTAGATAGAGAATTAACTAATCAAGAAGAGGCATTGGCTCAAGCAATACGAGAATTGAATGCTGATGAAATATCTAGTTCTACACAAACAAGGTTGAAGGTAAATAATATTCTAAATAATAAATTCCTATACAATATGACCTTGAATGTTTCAGGAGAAAGAAACAACCTACACCCTAGTATTATTCAAATGTTAAAGGAGGGAGATACCTTTAACACATTAGTAAGAAGACTAAAGGATATCAATCCTAAACTAAAGTCTGCTTCAACATCAGAAATAAAAGGATTAATGCAAAAACTTAGGACTGCAAAGACAAATGTATCTCAAATAGCAAGACAAGTAAATGCAAAAGAATACCCTCAAGATATAGAATACGATGATTTGTTAGCGTTAAATAACGAATCTGACTTGAGTAAATTGTTGAATAAATATACTTCTGTAACTGCTACTTGGGACGTTTTATCAGACAAGTTCTTTTTACGAGAGGGAGAAGACGAAGAAGGATTAGAGGGTTGGTCTGATAGTAAGATAATTGCTGAGTTTAATGAAACGTTTGCACAGTTATTAGAAGACGCACCTGATGATACTCATGATAGAGATGAACATATTAAGAAAGGATATAAGAAACTAATCAAGTCTATGGAAAAACTATTCAAAGAAAGTAAATTTTATTTCAATGCATCAGTAAAATTAACTGAGGCTTTTATGGATGCAAAAGGATTCAGGTATCAAATACCAGAAAGTGCTGAATGGTCTGGTTTGTTATCAGAAGGACAAAGAGATACAGATTTAGATTTAGCAGGTATCAAAACGTCCATACGAAAGACACAACAGGACGTAAATTCTCAGTATCAACAAATGAAGACCTTTATTCCTGAATACGAAACTTTGTTGGAAGAGATAAGTAGAGAAGGTATGGAAACTCCAATGCAACAACAATTTGCACAGGAAACTTCTAGACTTGAAGAGGAAAGAAAACAGAAGGCTAAGGAAGAAGCAAATAGAAAGAGAAGGGAAAAAGAAGCCGACCCTTACAAGACTATATACGAATATGATTCCGAGGGTAAGATTAAAACTAGAACCAATCCAACCACAGGTAAGAAGGAGAAAGTACCAACGTCTACTCCTACTCAAATGCAAGCATTAAGAGATTTAGCAGAAAGAAAAAGGAGGGAACAAGAAGATGTGTAATGCTTGCGGTGATGATAATCATGTTGTAAAAGAGGATGAGATACCCGAAGGATGGGTAAAAGGCTATGATAACTGGAAAAGGATTCTAAAAGACTTAAGGCCAGAAACCATCATTAGACCAGATTCAAGAGATAGAAGTAGAAGTGATGACCTTGCTTGGATTGCTCCCGTTGATGCAGTTGATTTGAAGGATGAAACCGATGTTGATGTAAAAGGCGGTGGTTGTCCTGAATGTGAATATATTACTGATGGTAGTATGGATGATAGATGGAAGGCAAAAAGTAATCCAAACTATCCCGGCAAATGTAAGGAGTGTGCAGAATACTGGTGTTCTATACCCTACAATGACAAGTATTCAGATAGCGGAAAATGTGGCTTTAGAGTTTGTGAGAAGCATTGGAAAAAGATGACAAAGAATGGCAAACTAAAAGGAAGCACAGTAGGAGGACATGAGTTTGGTGATTATGATACAGACAGAAAGGCATCAGACTATGATGACAACCAACAATTCAATGAAGATAGATTTAACAGGAGGACTAGATAATGTGGGAAAGCCAATTAATAAAAGAAGATAGTGATTTACTGCAAAAGGTAAATGCTAAACAGAAGAAGAAGTTAAAGAAACTGGTTCAGACATCTGAACCTAGTGAATATATGGGTCAGGATTTTACGAAGTTAAGTGATTTAGTAAAAGAATTAAGGTCACTTGATATGATGAAATCAGACAAAAAGATGCTCAAGAAGATGAAGAAAATAGATGAGGCAAATGTTTCCTTGATTGCGGCCGCATCTGAATTGAGAAAGGATTACGAAACTCTATACAGGCAACTTAGAGCAGTAGTATATCCAAAAAGTAAAGGCGATTTAGGAGATGAGAAAGATGAGTGAAGAGAACAATGAAATGTTATTACTAATGAAAGAGTTAGTAGAGAAAGTAAAGAATTTGGAGAAAGCAGTCTACAATGATGACAACCTATTGATGAAATCAGGTTTTGTTGTAGCCTCCACACCTGCTCCATCAATATCAGTTGGTGAAACAGAAATCAACGATGATAAGATAGCAAAGATGGAATGGAAAGAAATCAATGATATGGTTTCAAGAATAGAAGGAAGTGTATAGAATGGATGATTTATTACCAAAGAAAGTAAGTAAAGAAGAGAAGATTGGCACGTTGATAGACAATGCAGTTACCAAAGCAAAAGAGGCAGTCGGTGAAGTATTGAACTACAATGAGTTGCCAGTAGAAGAAACAGTGGAATTAGAGGGTGAAACAGTTGATGTTGATAGACCCCAGAAGAAACCTGCTGAAGAGAAAGTAGACCCGTTAGAGGGAATTAGACCTGAATTTGGAAAGGAATGATATGCTTCTGAAAGAGGTTTTTGTTGGTAAGGAAAACAAAGCCTTGGCGAAGCGTATCTTAGATTTTTACGAAGACATTAGGTATAACTATCTATCAGCAAAATCAGACCCCAAAGAATATAGAAAAAATTGGATTGAGAGTGTAAAGAGAATCAGAAAGGATTTTGATGGCTTAGGTGAATTTTCATCTACTCTTAAGAAATACTTGGATGAAGAAGAAGTATTCAGTAAGAATGCATTGAACCCTGAATCATACGATGCTAAGAAATTATATGATTCTGTCAAGGAGATGCGTTTCAATTCTGCTGAGTTGAATGACCCATTCGCTAGACAGATGGGTGATGATGTAATAGACAATCTATTGCGTTCAGCACCTATCTATGCAATGTTCATTCATTATGCTTTACGCTCAGACGCTAACGCCATTAGTGAAAAGGCATGGGAGAAACATGACCTAAAACCAGATAAAATTACTCAAGGTGCGGAAGGATTAGATTTAGCATTAAAGGATGTGCCGTTATACATCTTGGAACATTATGGCGATGATAAAGATGGAAATGATAGAGTAGAAGATAAATTTGAAGGGGCTTTAAAATTATTAGAGAAGATATTCTTAGAGGAAAACTCAGAAGAAGACTGGAAGAAATTAGTTGCTCTAGACTTGAAAAAGAGTGATGAAGAGAAAGCAGAAATAGATTTCATTATACCAAACAAACCAATGTATAGAATCTTTGAAATCAACGACATAAAAGATTTGAAGGGATTCACAGGTGAGTGGGTAGTACAGGAAAAGTATGATGGAATCAGAATACAAATACACAAAGCGAATTCAGATGTAAAGATATATTCCTATAACAAAAAGGATATTTCTGCAAAGTGTCAAGATATAATTAAGATACTAAAGCAAAAGAAATTTGGCGATTTAATTTTAGATGCAGAATTAATATTGTACGATGGAGATGAGCCTTTACATAGAGCAGATACCATTGCACATCTATTCAAAGATAAATACAAAGATGCTACACTTAAAGCAAAGGTATTCGATATAATGGCTCACGATGGAGAAGACCATACAGACAATCCATTAAGAGAAAGAATCAACATATTACAATATCAACTAGCACAACATTCAGAAGAGATACTAGAGTTTCCCAATAAGAAAAACACAAGGATAGCAGATTCCTTGGCTGAAATAGATAAGTACGCAAAAGACATTATGCAATCAAAAACCTCAGAAGGGGTTGTAATAAAAGACATAGAATCTACATATTACATTGGTAGTAAGAAAAATCCAAAGTGGATTAAATTCAAGAAATTTGTAGATTTAGATGTTATAGTATTAGAGAAAAAGAAAACTAAGTCTAATCTATATTCTTATTCGGTTGGCGTTGGGCCATTATCGGGTGAAGAGGCTAGAGAACATACAGGTACAGAATATGAAGGAAAGACGTACCTGCAAGTAGGAAAAGCATTGAACACAAAAGAAAATGTAGAAGTAGGTGCTATTGTAAGAGTAAAGGTAGATGAAGTAAGGAGAGCAGGTAAAGGGTATAGTCTGTATTCTGCAAAGGTAATTGAGATACCAGAAGTAGAAACTCCTGAGAAACTAGTGACATTAGAGTTTCTTTCAAAGGATGGGAGAAAGTCATTAAAATACAATGTAGAAGAAGCGTTGTTAAAATACACAATCACAGATGGTATTCATGGTACTGCTGAAATTTTATTGAAGTCAGACTATGAAGGCTATTCTGTATATGGTGTCCAAGGTGATAGCCTGATGGAAAAGAATGCTATTGCTGATATGGATATGTGGAAAGAGCAGTTGTCAGAAATACACAAAGGAAAGACAACAGAAGCAATTGCCATACTAAAACAATATCTTCAAGATGAAGACCCAGATGAAAAGGGAGTACACATTAAAGATATCTTTGAGTATATTGTTAAAAGAGATTCTGAATTAACTGAAGCAATGTTTGAAAACAATGCTAGAAAGTTAAAGAATTTTATGAATGACCATGATGCTTTCATTCCAATAGGCAACCAAAAATTTACTGCTAACTCTAAAATTATAATAAAGGATAAAGAAGAAGATGATAGTAAATATGGAAAGTTTCAACTATACACTAGAAAGGATGGTAATATAGATTTTATAATTAATTACAAAGATGAAACTTTTGCTTGGACTATTGACATAGATAACTCAAAGGATATTTACAACCTGTTTGGTAAATCAGGTAAATATCCAGCAGAAGTATCTAGGGGAGTTCAAAAGGATAAACTCTTAGATAGTGGTAAAATACTTATGGGTGTTCAAAAACATGGTTATCATGAATATAAACTCGAAGGCGATAAGTTTGAAACTAGATTGCATTTGAGAGTTATACCAGTAAAAAAACAAGATACATGGCTTGCTTGGACTGGAATTAAACAAAAGATGTTAGAAAGGTCGGATGACGAAGGTATATGGGATATTACTGAAGATAGGTATAAAAAATTAACCATGCAAATAAAGTAATAACGCCGACTTAATATAGTAAAAGTAGGAAGTGTCTGTGTGTCCGGTACGATTCTGTTAAAATCGAGTGACGATAATGAGTTTAATATTTTAAAATCAGATGATTTAATAATAGGTGGATATGCTTCAATAGAAATAGTAGACAAACAAAATGATTTAATTACATTAAAAGCATTAGAAGAAGCAGTAACAAAATATATGCAAGATGCAAAATACAGAAATGTAATGTCAAACCATTCAAATGTTCAAGTAGGAGATGTAATAGAAAAGTATAGAGATAAACATGGTAATCTCCATAGAACACAAGTAGATGATGTAGGATTTTATGTTGTTATTAAATTAAGAGATGACATAGAAAAAGCAAAAGAAATATCAAGAGGTATTAGAAAAGGAACATTACGTTCATTTAGTATAGGTGGTCAAGCCTTAAGTAAAAGAAAAAAGTCTAATGAAGAATTAGGTGAATATAACGAAATTGACAAGTTAGAACTCCATGAAGTAACAATTTGTGAGAAGGGGATAAATCCAGAAGCAAAGTTTGACATTCTAAAAGAGGAGAAAGATAAAATGAGTGAAAAGTTGGAAAAGGCTTTGGAGGAGTTAAACGGTCTTATGACTCAGTTAAACGACTTCAAAAAAGAAGAGTCCGACATGGACGACAAAGAGAAAATGTCCATGAAGGAAAAAGACGAGGAGAAAATGTCTATGGACGACGACAAAGAAAAAATGGGCTATGAGTCTATGGATTCTGATGAAGAAGACGTTGAAATGGCAGATAAAGACCTTGAAATGGCTGATATGGATGAAGCCGATATGGAAAGAAAAGGAAGAACTGGGCCAGAAGGCTTTGTTGAGAATGCAGGTGCGGGAGAACCCGGACAAGGTAAAAAGCATGAACAAGCAGGTCAGTTAGGTTCTCTCTACAAGGAGTGGTCGGATGATGAATTCGCTACTTTAGACCTTTCCCCAGATAACGTAGAAAAAGCCTACGAAGCGTACAAAGCAGAACAATTGGAGAAGATGGCTTATGATTCTCTAAAATCAAAGTTTGCTAGTAGGTTCGCTGATGAGCAAAATGTCAGAAAGGCATCAATTGCACGAAGCGAGTATGACGCAAAGAATGAAGTCGAAGCACTAAGAGAGGAGTTTGCTACCTTAAGGAAATCCCTTTCAGAACAGACTGAAACAATTGCTAAAGCACAAACAGTAGAAGTGCCTGATGTAGATGTTTCAGAAATGTCATGGGCTGAGATAAACAGTTTTGTTTCACAATTTGAGGAGTGATTTAGATGAGTGGATATATTAAGACAATGAAAGATTTAGAGGCTGCAACCTACGGAGTTAGGGGCGGTACAGGTAATGCTCTATTAAAGAGCGCAGGTGTTGTTGGTGGATTACATACCGCCCACGATGCTTCAACGTCTGTTATGAGTGGTGCAAGCGGATTATCTTCGCTTTACAACAAAGTATTCGGACAAAAGGTATGGTCAATGCTAAACCAAGAGGTTAATGCTTTGGCTATTCTACCTAAAAGGCCATACACATCAAGTGGATGGAGAATCCTAAAAGCCAGAGCAGAAGGTGGAAGTGGTTCTACCTTTGATGTTGGTGGTTCAGGAGAAATTCTTGGTGCTGGTGGATTTGGTGGTAATGGTGCAAATGGTAATTCAAGTGGTAGTCAAGGTGGTGCAGGTTCAAGTGGATTAGGTGTGGAATATAATGCTACTGTAAATGTTGCGAGTGGTGGTGTAATCTCTGCCGGTTTTGGTGGTGGAGGAGGAGGTGGAGGAGCCTTCGACTATGACCATAAATCATGGAGAACTGCTTCCGGAGGAGGAGGCGGTGGAGGAGGTGGCCTTCCTGTAGGACAAGGTGGAGCCGGTGGATCTGGTGGAGCCGGTGGAAATGGTGGATCAGCAGCTACGAGTTTAGGAGAGCCCGGAGAAGGAGGTAGTGGAGGAAATAATGGAGGAGAAGCTGTCGGTGGCAGTGGTGGAGAAGGTGGATCTGCACCAAATAATGCAGCAGATGCTGGTGGTAATGGATCTGGTGGAGAGGGATCTGGTGGTGCAGGAGGGCAAGGAGGGCCCACAGGTGCAGCGATCAGAAGAACAAATAATTCAATTTCTGTGACAATTAACAATAACGGATCAATTCATCCAAATCAAACACTTGCGACTACTGTGCAATAGAGAAAATATATGTTATAATGAAGTGCGAGATATTATTTTATGGCATTTGAAACTGATTTAATAAGAAGATATAGTGGTGCTTTCTTAAAAAAAGATTGTGAAAAGATAATTGAAGGCATACATTTTTTTGAACAAAATCATTTATTGTTTTATGACAAAGAGAGATTGACACGAGAAGATCATAAAACAGTAAATATAACTCACGAGTACAATTTTTCTGCATCAAGTAGATTAGCAGAGGAGATTTTCCCTAAATTAAAAGTTTGTGTTGATGAATACTTACAGGCATTTCAAGTTTTAGGTCAAAGAAAATTTTTACTACATGACATAAAATTAAAAGAGATACCCGCAGGTGGTGGATTTCATGCATGGCATTATGAAAATGGTGCATTAGAAGTTGCGGGTAGGCAATTTGTAGTACAAGTATATTTGAATGACGAATTTGATGGGGGTGAGACAGAGTTTTTATATCAACAAAGAAGAGAAAAAGCAGTGGCAGGAGATGTGCTTATTTTTCCAGCATCATTTACTCATACTCATCGAGGAAATCCACCTCTAGGTGGTACTAAATATATTGCTACATCATGGGGGATTATACAGGGTGAAAATAATTTATAAAATTCATAATTATTATCCAGACACAAATCAAATATCTGTCAGTTTTTGTAATTTAAAATCAAGAGAACCCATTGATAGTTATGCGTCACGAGGTGTTGATTGTCATGATTTAGATATGTTTGATTTGGAAAGTTTTTCAGAAAGTTTAGTCAACAAAAGTGGATTACGAAGAATTGAAATACAAGAAGATAAACTTGATGTAATTAAAGAAAATACTCCAGAAGAAATACAAGGAAAGTTTGAAATACAAAATATAGTTGGTAAAGTAATTTGTGTCAAAAGATTTAATCGTAAAATACAAATACTGCATATGAGGAGAGTTGAGTTATGATGATACAAAAATTTATTAAAAAATGTGAGGAATTTGTATTATGTGGTGGATATGGAGATGCAAATGGTATTTTTACAGATGGGTTCCCAGATAATAATGCGATATATCACATTATAACGAAGGGTTGTGTAAAAATGGGAAGACCATTTGAATCTAAATTTATCGAATTAGATGCTAAGTCAAATAATTTTGTAGATGTAAAAGATTACTTATACAGTCAGAGAGTTTATACATCATCAAGTCCATATCATATGTTTGGATTTAATGCCATAGACCCAAATCAAATGTGGGATGGTAGATTAGTCCGAGATTCATTTTATGGTGATGATAATAGTTGGTTAATTTGTTTTAAAGGTGAACCTATAATTAATAATATATTGCTTAAACCTATGGATTATGCAAAACTTAAAAATAAACACTATGATGTTTATTTAAATGACGCATTAGTTGGAGTTTTTACTAAGGTATGATTACTAATTCTGATTTAATTATGTTACAACATTGGGCTAAAAGCACTATTTTTCCAATGAGAAGGGAGGGTATTACTTCAAAATATATGAAATACGATCCATCAGTATGTTATGTTAAATTTGGAAAGAAGAGAAAAGTTTATCGAGATAAATTATTAAACAATAAAATAAAAAATATTATTTTAAATGAAAAGATATTTGGTGTTGCATACATTTCATATCCACCAAAATTAATTGCTAAACCTCATAGAGATTTTAATCTTTGGGGTAAAGATTTTAGAAGAGTCCAAGTTCCATTAAAAATTCCTAAAGGAAATAAGTGTTACATAGAATGGATAGATACAAAAGAGAGAGTTTACTGGAAGGAGGGAAAGGTCGAGATATTTAATGTTGAAAATTTACATCAGGGAGCAAATGAATCAGATCAAGAAATGATCTTTTTGTATCTTGACATAGACCCAAGTATGGAGGTTGCTCTATAATGCAGAACATATCCGCTGACACATATACAGATCCATTCCCACATATGATTCTTCATAATTTTTATGATGATGAGGAACTTAAATTGATCTGGGAAGAACTAGATTTTTATACAAAAGAAGGTAAGTTGTTTGATGCTAAAGATTTTGGTGGTGTGGTACATAAAACTAATTCAAAAGCGATCTGGTTAGATAAATTATACTCTAAACAATATCGACATATTTCTAATATATTAACTGTTAATCGTAAAATATTTAATGAAAAAATATTAGAACCATTTGGAAATATACATGATTGTTGTTTGATAGCAAAGTCTTGTAATAGTGATACAACAAAGGTGAGATATTATCATGACGGTGATTATTATAAACCACATATAGATACATATATTCAATTTTTAGCATTTTCTTACTTTTATCGTGAACCTAAAAAGTTTGAAGGAGGTGAGTTAATCTTCCCTAAATATGATTACTCATTCAGTTGTGATAATAACTCATTAATAATAATGCCCGGCTGGGTGGAACATGGTGTATCCAAAGTTTCGATCAAAGATTCTGATTATCTTGATGGATATGGTAGGTATGCTATTACGAGTTTCTTCGGCAATAAAGAAACTGAATAAATAACTAAAAATCTTATTATAAATGGCAGATATAAGAAAGACATTTAATTTCCGTGATGGAGTACAGGTAGATGATGAAGTTCTTGTTGTACGAGGAAATCGTGTAGGTTTAGGAACTACGAGTCCAGACCAATTATTAGATGTAAGAGGAAATGCAAATATAACAGGGGTAACATCCACAGTAGATTTTAATGTAACTGGTGTTGGTACATTTAATCAAATTAAAGTTGGTAGCGGAATTATACTTGATGCGACAAGTGGTGTGATGACTGCAACCACATTCAAGGGGGATGGTTCAACTTTATCAAATATACCTACATCACAGTGGGTGGATGTCAATTTAGGTGCGGGAGTTACATCAATATACAATGACGGAAGCGTTGGTGTGGGGACTACCAACCCAGCCAACCCTTTCCAAGTGG